CGATCGATAATGATGTAACGGTCTTGCTCGTCTGTCATGCTGACGCCAAGAAAGCGGGTTCTGGACAAATACCAGAACTGGAGGACATCTTGGGTGGCCAGGGCATTGGGGCCGCAGCTCACTGCGTTGTCATAATCTGGCGTAATAAAGCCAAAGAGAAAGCGATTGAAGCCGGAGAGGATGTCTCTGATGAGATGGCCGATGGCAGAATGTACGTCCCGAAACAACGTGCCAATGGCGTCACTATCTACCGCGATTTATGGTTTGACACTAAGCGTCGAACCTTTTCACTAGAACCGAAACCTAACCTGGGAGTGGATCTCCCTTTTTGATATCATGATCACAGTAACTAGCAGAAAACGCCTAGGCGATCCCTGGGAATCAAGTCAGGGGAACCAGTATTTCCCTTTCGTCGTCAACCTGTCTGACGGGACAACCGTCATGGCCAACGGAGCCAGCGAGGATCCTTGGTGGAAAGAAGGCGTTCCCGTTATTTTTAAGGATAGCGGAAACAGAACGAAGAAGGGGTTACCCAAGGGAGGCTTCGACAAGCCCCAGGGTGTCGTACCTTCAGCTACCCCAGCATCCAATCACTCCCGTGTAGCCCATGGTGAGCGTGAAATTGGCATGCGGGTGGGCATGTCGATCAACAACGCATGTTCGCTTCTCAGCGGTACCAAGCTCAAAGGTGCCGAGTTCGAGAAGGAGCTGGAAGCCCTGGCTCGTTCCATCTATGCAGTTGCCGATCGAATTACGGCCAACCCCACGGGTGAAACCCTTCATGACGTGAAAGCGGAAATAGCCGCTGAAGCTGACGAAGAGGTGCCATTCTAAAATGCACATCTACCGCCGATACAAGAATGGGGCGATTCGGCTGCTTAAAACAGTCGATACGCTCGCCAAAATGCGTAAAGCAAAAGGCGACTTGGCGGTGTCTATTACGACGAAGCTCGGGATAGCACCCAACCCGTATCTTGATCGGTGGCGGATGGAAAAAATCTATCATATAACTCGCTCCAATCCTGGGCTGTCGTTCGACACTGTCGAGCGGCAGTCTTGGGGGATGCGAACTGACCTGGATGGATCCTTGGTTGAGAGCAGCGTGTTCGGGACCAGGATCCACGCCGAGATTGAGCAGGCTATATTACACCTCATGCATGGTGCTGATTATCACAGCGAGTATGAATCATACTATCGCCCATTCCTGCAATGGATGGACAAGCACCAGGTATTTCCCGAAGCCGCAGAGCGTATGATATTTGACGCCGATTTGATGTTGGCGGGTACGATGGACCTCATCGCTGAGATGGATGGACAGGTATGCGTATTCGATTTCAAAACTCGGGAATGCAGGGGATCGGATCCCAAATCAAAGACCTATCCCAAAGACGCAATGCAGCTCGCGATCGGTGCTGACATTATCAAAAGGCAGATCGGTGCTGACTACAATTTGCCCATATACTCCGTAATCATCGACACCGAAACATGCCAAACGGGTGTGAAACGATGGACCGAAAAGGCACAGCTCAAACACCTCAAAAAAGCCCTAGCAACCAACCATTACTACAATGTGATGAATGATTTGTACGCATGATTATAACGCTGAACGAAACCGAACAGAGGCTGGCAAAATATATAGCCAAGAAGCGTTACGAATATGATAGGTCTGTAAATGCTACCGCGACCATATATGGGAAAGGAACGCCCGAGGAGAGAGAGCTTGATTCAGTGGCGGCAGAGATAGCTTTTTGTAAACACCACAACATTTGGCCAGACATGGATGCGGAACATTTCGGTCTTGAGGATTGCCTACTGGCTAACGGCAAGCTAGTGGATGTTAAAACGACCCGCAGAGAGAATGGCAGACTCATGGTCAAGGCCATCAAACGAAAAGAGGTGTGCGATTTGTATGCACTGGTTGTGGGCCGTTTCCCGAAGTTTCGGTTTGCTGGTTGGATGGCGGTCGAAGAACTGTTTACAGAGGATAGGCTGGAACATAGATTACAATATCCATCCTATGTCGCCACACAAAGTGAGCTTACAATGCACATTTAAACCCCAACATGGAGCACCCTTACAATGGAGGAGAATGGACTACAGCCCGGATGCGATCGTTCATTATGTCCGCCCTGCGTAGGGCCATGTGGCCCGTCAAATATAGGGCCATCCGGGATAGCTATGTAAAGGATGGAACTAATCCCAAAACAGGTCGTAAATGCCGCTTGCACCGATGTGCAGAATGCGGCGATCTATACCCGCAGAACCAAATGCAGGCAGACCACATTGAACCTGTTGTCCCGCTGGAGGGATTTGAAAACAAGGTGTGGCTGGAATACGATTGGAATGAATTATTACAACGGCTCTACTGTGAGGCTGATGGGTTGCAGGCGGTCTGCAAATCCTGCCATAAAGAGAAGAGTCTAGAGGAAAGGAAAAAGCGAAATGCATACAAAAAACAGAACGCAATATGAAAAAGCCTCAGCCACTATGGGCGAGAAAAATTCACTGGCTCACATGGTGAAGCGGTACCCATCAATTCATTGGGCAAATCTATTGCAGAAACATGTGGCCGATAAGCGTATTCGCGGGTGGGCTGCGTCAATCATTTGGTGGGCATACCCAAACAGTATTACGCCCGAACGTGGTCAGCTCCTATACGAAATGATGGAACTATTTAAACCATCTGTATTTGGCCGGGATGAGGAGCTAAAATTGGCGTTTGAAAAACTAGGCTTACCCAAGCCAGTATCTGAAAACACGAAGCCTCAGGCCAAGAGGAAGGCCAAGGTTTTGGGATGTTTATAACACTCGATAAATGACGGAGTTTGATCACCTCAGAATTATGGTCAGTCGGCAAAGCACCTGCGATAAGAGATCGGTAGCTGCCGGGTGCTATGTTGGAGAGCGGTTTATTACTTCCGCCAACCATTGCGAACATACCGGACAGATATGCCCTCGCCTATCATTGCCGTCGGGTTGTCAATCCGAGTTGTGCGCTTCCACCCACGCCGAGATAGGATTGCTGAATAAATTGAAGGCGATGAAGCTTGACATTATACCCGCCATTGTATGGATTTATGGGCATTATTATGCCTGCCAGGCATGCGCCAAAGCATTAGCCGATTTTGGCATTAGAGAACTCCGAATTAAGCAATTATGACCTCCATCACAATAGGAACACAATATGGCCACTGCGAGGTGAGTATACGCGACGACGATTTGACCATCGAAGAAATGATCGAATTGTTCGAGCAGGCCCTATCCGGCGTTGGATACCACTGGCACGGAAACATCGAACTAATCGCGGACCATGATATTACGTTCAGCTCCCCAACACAAGATCCTGATCCTTCCTGAAGATAGCGATGAGCGAAAGAAGTGGGCCATCTATTCGGGTGTCCTATCTCCGTTTCCCAATGCCATTGCCGCGATTGCTCGCCAATCATATATTGGAAACGAAAAGCATTGCGACCCCGACGAAGCCATGCATTGGGAATTTAGCAAATCCAACGATCATCACGATTGTCTGATGCGTCACCTTTTAGAAGAGGACTATGTGGCGGTCGCTTGGCGCGCCTTAGCCCTCCTTGAAACCAAAATACGAGAAAAGCATTATGAAACCTGAAGATATCACCGACGATCAACTAAAGGACAGATTGATTGAGAACATGTTCAATCAGCAACCTGTGCTAGATGTTTTGGCATCTATGTCCACAAACACCTACATCAACTATGCCCACCAAGTGGCAAAGGAGAAGGTAGCCAAATCCTGGGAAACGATCACCGGATCCCAGATTGATGAGCTGAAAGCCCAGATGGTTGCGGAGGCGAAGGGCAACGGTGAAAGTTGAGTGGGCAGAAATTGCGAGCTGGACCAGGTTCTGGGCATCAAGCGAAAGCGGTTTGCCGCAATCGGTCGGGCCTCTGATATGCGGTAGATACAACCACGAATTGTGGCCAATAGACCGAGAAAAAGGCGAAGTTACGATGAATGGGCATTTGTATTACCTGCAAAATGCGACCATTGAGGGTGAGAAAATTTGCGGTTATCGAGCTTTTGGCTTAGGGGATGTGGACTACAACAATCTAATGAAATTGTGGGTGGTTAGTTTCTACGAACAAAAAATCAACGAATTGTCCGAAAAAAAAGTGGAGATCACTTGACTCCCACTTTTGCGTCCCCAAGATGGTGATTGTTGTTATTTGTAGTTTTGGTTAGTCATCAGCACGTAGGTGGTTTTTTCTCTTTTCCCACCTGCCACAAGGGGGACCCGAGAGGGTCCCCCTTTTTCTTATTTATGACTAACTTGCCCGAGCCATAGCTGTCGGGCCTGACGATGCTTACCGCCCAGGCGGTAGATATGGGAGCATACTTCTTTCCAGTATGTCCAGTCTTTGTAGCTCTCGAATGAGGGGTCTGTTCGATCGCGTCAATCGGTATGGACCATTGGGGTCTGTCAACCGTCGGAGGCGGTCCTCCTTTGTCATCTTCTTTAGGAGCATTAGCGATGCTGGCATAACAGGATCGCCCCGTCGGGATTTCCTTACCATTCGCTTATGCATGTCCATCAAGCTCTTGATCTCCCGAGGATCCACTCCTTGCCCCCGCATTGCCCGTATAGCTTGGACACGCTGCTCTGGGGTATCTCCTAGAGATTCGTATATCTCTGTCTTAGTGAGGGGTTCTTCGTATGGCATCGGGCTGTAGTAGCCTGTGATGCTTTCAAACTTATCGTTGGTAGATAGGGCTGTCTTATCTAGGACATTGAGTGCTTGCTCGCTATCCAATCCCAACACCTTCAAATTGTTGTAGTGGCCCGTGATCTTCTTGAGGATGCCTTCGCGGTCCTGGTTGAGTTTGACGTAGTTCCGATCGTACTGCTCCTTGATATCATACTTACGGCTAGTACCAAGCAATCCCTTGGCATTGTTGATAGCCGTAGCATCGGGAGCTAATCGCCGAGCGGCGTCACGCTCAATGTCATACTCCTCCCAACGTAAGCCAGCTAGGCGTTCCACCATGCGTCTTACCTCTAGGGAGTTTTCCATGCCCCTCAAGGTCTTGTTCCACTTCTCAAGTTCCCGAATAGCTCCTGGCTCGAATGCCGCTTGTACAAAAGCATTCACCCTGTCGTAGGTTTGCCCAACCAACCCAGGCTTTACGCTAATATCCCGGCCATTCTGGTCCTTGCCAAATAGGTTACTGGATGCCTGGAGCAGGAATGTGCCTTCACCCAAGAAATTTTCCATGAATAATTTTGGCAACACCTCTAATGGGTCGTCCTTCAATCCGGCAACAAAGGCAGATGTCATGAGGGTTTGAGGAACTATGTATTCGGTATCCAAATACCTTCCGGTCTTACCATCTGCATTGGCTATGTACAATAGCCGTTTACCACGGTGCCAACTCTTTGCCACGGTTTGGTTCAATGCCAGCTTCTCTTCGTCAGACAGATTTTTGTACTTATCTCCAAAGAAGTCCTTGGCGTTACTACCAATCATTTCCACCGCTGTTCCGGCTCCAGCCATTACACCTGTAAATGCAATGGCTCTCTTTAAGCCTAAAATTTGCAATCCCCTCTCGGCTTTGGCATCTATATCTATTCCATCAAGACCCAGCTCGCTCATTAGCTTGCGTGGGTTCTTCATCATCATAAACGCATACCTACCTTGGTTGTAGGTGTTACGCATAAGCTCGGCTGTGAAATTGACGAATGGACTGGCAATACCTATTTGAGAAAGTTTCTTTATAACTGCCGGAACCTTGTCATAGTCTTGGAAGGTATTCCGTACAATACGCATAGCAGCTATTTCAAGTGCTTCCTTATTGCCCTCTTGGGCTAGTGCCGGGATGGCCTTCTTCAACTGCTTTTGAGTACCTTCCCAGGCAACATAACGCATGGTGGTATCACCCACATTATATAGCTTACTAAATGGATCTGCTATGGTTTGGTTGAGATCGCCAAATAAACCACGATTACCAGCCTTCCTGATTTCGCTAGTCATTACGTTGGCACTGCCTCCACCAAGTTGTTCGAAACGAAGCATACGCTCCAGATCCTTGCGATTGGCTTTGCCCCTCAATATCTTTTTGCGTACAAACTCAAACTCCGACAAACTAAACTTCATCCCCTTGCCAAGACCACGGAATGGCATTACGCCAGATGCCATTACGGAAGAGAAGTTACCAATGAAATTGGGTGCGTAGGATGCCGGGTTATAAATGGTCTTCGAAATCTTGGACAGGGCATTTAAGCTCTTCAAGTTATCTAGCACAACACGCCCAACGGCGTTATTCATCAAGTATCCAGCATCTGAATAAAACAAACTTCTAAGTGCATCATTCACCTCTTTCGGAACCATTACGTCCTTCATCAACTCCGCACCATATGCAGTGTTGGTAAGTATACGTTCGGTAGCGGTTGACGTATTGATTCTTAAAACATCTTGTACATCTTTTCGCCTGAATAAATTAACCAGTGCTTCATCTACCTGTAACGCATTAACCAGTCTGGATGTCTTGTTTAGGGTTTGGAAGAGCTTTTCTCCAGGATCAGTGATTTCTCCAAGATATTCTCGAAGCTCATCGCTGAGGTTGCCACGGCCTTCCAGGATACCTTGTGCTTGAAACTTTATTTCATTCTTATCGGCTGCTCGCTCACGGGCTTTGTCGGGGTTCTCCTGAATCTTCTTAGCGCTATACTGATCCCGTTGAGCCATCTCTTTTGTGGCCTGATCTAGGGCCAGTTTCTTCAACTCTTCATCAGCCTCTAGCTGCTGCACCAAATCGGTGTCTGGTTTTTTGCCTCCAGACATTTCCCTTGCTTGTCTTTCGGCCATCTCTCGGCCAATTCTCCGTGCTTCGCCACCTATAGCCTTTTCCCTTAGTTCGGTGCTTGGGTTGTACCCCTTATCGACATAAAACCTAAACGAACGGGTTATGTAGTTCTGGTCGCGAATGCTATTCCCAATAACCTCCATAAGGCGTTGCCGAGTCTCATCAGGTAGTGTTTCCCCAAACTCTCCGCCCAAATATTGCAATAGTTTCTTCTGTAAACTATCCAGCTCCTTGCGATACAGCTCCAGCTCCTCCCCGGCATTGTCCCGAATGGATTTGGGGAGTTGTTCCAATGTCCGTTTGTTTACTAAATACTCGTTTATATCATTAGCCAACCTAGCCCTATCGGCCACATTCATTTTGGCATTTTTAACAGCATTGTTCACGGCCTTCTCCGCATTGATAGCAATGCGATCGCTACTCCTAGAGAGATATTGTTTTTCCTCAAGTTCGGTGGCTATGCGTCCAATGGTGTTGGATGGACGTATAAAATTAACAAACTTTTGTCCAAGCCTTTGGGCTTTTCCCAAGAACCCAGACCTCACGGAAGTTTTATCCTGATCAAGAACGAGATTGGCCAACCGATCTGCTTCATCGGTGGCTATAGTTTGGTCCGCAAGTTCTTCGGTCTTTTGGCGATACTGCTCTCGTCGCTGTTCATACAAGGCTTCGTATTCATCCATTACCGATTTCTTAAATGCTTTGGCCTGTGGCCCCTCGGCATTATTAAATGGCTTTGCCCCGCCCAACCGATTGATTGATGCTAAATCTCCATAAACTATATTGTTTTCGCGCCCCGCGATTACTCTAGCATCAACATTTTCATTACGCTTATCAGATGCGGCATTGATAAATCTATCCAACCTAAATGATGCATCGTCCGGGTTTAGTGCATTAGACAAGTCCTGATTGATTGCGTCATAAACCTGATCACTTAATGGAGCTGTCCTCCTACTTACTCTTTCAGTAAGTCCATCGCGAAAGAATTGTGTCCTTGATCCAAGTATGCCTTCATAAGCGTCCCCCTTTTCTGCCAGGTCCGCAATGCCATTTATTATAGCGGTTCGTTCATCCTCTACCTTTAGCTTTTCGTTTAGCTCCTTGGCATTAAGACCGCCTATCTTATTGAACAAACCTTTCTGTGCAGCTACGCCTATACCCAGACCAACAGTGCCACCAAATGCTGCACCGAGTGCGGCACTATTTTTAAACTCATCGAATGTAGGAAAACGCTGTTCGTCTATGGCCGTCTGTACGGCCTTTTCCCCCATAGCTATACCGCTACCCCTGATACCTTCTTTGAGGGCAAACTGGCCTAGCTCACGGCCTGCTATCTTACCAGTGGTAGTAGCAGCCAATTTACCTGCACCAGGTATTAAGTTGAGGAGGCCAGAGGCTATCATGCGACCAAGGGAGAAGCCTTCACCCTCAATCTTCTGAGCAGCATAGTTGGATGCCATACCGCCACCGATAGCCAATATGGGGATGGAGAGGCCAAATGTGGCAGGGGCCAAGGCATACCCGGCAGCGGATGATAGTCCGCCGCCTACAACATCAACGCCCAGACCACCAATGGTGCGGCCAAGGCCGGGTCCTGTTTCCACAGGAAGTCCGGCGGCTGCTTGTCGCCTCCTCTCAAGCTCTTCTTGGGAGGGATATGATCCAACGATTTCTGGCATACTATTCTACTGGCGTTACGGTGGATTGATTCCGATTTGATCGCTCGCGACGCATCCGCTCACGTTCAGTTACTGGTATCATATCACGAACAAATTTTGCGATTTCAGACGGCAACTCATCCAATCCGTATTGCTCTACAAATCGAGGCATTTGGAACATATTCTTCAGAAGTTCATGTGCTTTTCTTTGAGCGGAGGTCTGTGCCGAAGTTTTTGGCATAGACATAATTTTATCGAGTCTAGCCTTCTCCAACTCCTCCAAAATTTGTTTCTTATCCTTCCCTTTGTATTTCTCTATGAGTTCCTGCCGGGCTAGTTCCTTAGCGTTTTCAAAAGCAGTTTGGTCAGCCTTCAACATTTGCTCTTGAGACATTACTTGACTTGGAAGTTCGACCGCAGCTGGAGGTGCTGATCTACGCCTTGCAGCTACCCGCCCTGAAGCTGAAACCATTGTTGGTTCAATGACTGCTGGTTCAGTGGCTGTTGGACCAGCCCTTCGGGCAGACCCTTGACCAATGCGGCTAGTATCAGTTTCCGTAGGTATAGATTGTGGACGTGGGGATCTTCTCGATCTTCCAGCAGAAAATATGTTACTAAAAAATCCACCACTTGCTTCCTCTTCGGATGTAGCTCCATAGGCCGCACGCCTACGCTGTATGGATTGGTCCTGAGCAAACAATCTCATTCTTTCAACCTCTTGAGGAGAAAGAAAATCCATCTTCGCCAGCTCTGCCTCCAGCTTCTCTGAGTCCACCATATTGTCCTCGGTGAAGATGTTGGGCATTCTACTAAATAGGGTTGTCTCTGCTTCCGTTGGAACAAACGGACCAGCAGCCGCAGCCTCTTCAGAAAAACTAATCAAAGGATTGCCAAGATCATCAACGCCTCCAGCGGAAATATATTCCAATACGATATTTCTCCTCCTTTCTTTTTCTTCTTCAGGAATGTCCATCTGCTCAATCGCGGCCAACTGGGCTTGGGCTGCGGGGGTCAATTTAGAACCATCAACCAACGAAGCATTTCCTGTTTTCTTACTATAAATATAGGTCCGATCACCAATCTTAATTTCCTGAAGAGGATCCTGTGGATTGCGTTCGTTGTATATATTCAATGCACGAAGAGCATCACTGGAACTTAGTCCTTGCAGCCCTGTCATCAGGTCTTCTTGCGTGAAACCCTCTCCATACATACTACCAACCAATGTGGTTAGAGCTTTGCTGGAGGCTTCATCAGCTTCGCGTTGCTTGGCATCTATATCATATTGTTCAATCTGCTTCCGGGTAAGATCAATTTGGGCGGCAGACTGCTGTGCAAGTCGATCGGCTTGCTGGGTTTTCATTCCGAAATCTAAAACATTTTCGGCACCCGCTACCTTAACTAGTCCAGCGGCATCAGTGATACCAGGCATTTGTCTGCGAAATGCTGGATCTGCAATGAGACCCTTGGCGATTTCTAGTGCAGCCTCATTCTTCTGCCTCTTCGCTTCCTGCTCTTTTTGCTTTTCAAATTGAACACCCAAGGTGTTCATGAGACCAGCAGCGGCCTGAGACTTAGCTCGCTGTGCAGCAGCTAGGTTGGTGATAGATGGTGCCAATGCGGCGAGTGCCGTTGGCGATGTCCTTCCTGTAAATGTAGCCATATTAAGGTCCTCTTATTAGAAATAACGAAATGGGTTGTATGCTTGAGATTGCTGTGGGAAGTATGGTGGAGTCCCCAAATTCTGCTGCTGTAGTCCAGCCATTGGTCCTCCACGGAACCCACTCGCTCCTGCTGACAAGATGCTTGCCAATACATCAAACCTTCCAGCCTTTCCAGCTTCTTGGAGACCTTGTTGGTCTAGGGCAAATTGGCGTTCACCAGCTTCCAGTCCAAATATATCTGTTGGGCTTGGTGTGGCCGCTGCGGCTTGTCTTCCAATATCTCCAGCCAATGCTAGGCCAGGACCAAGATCGGCAGATCCTATGGCAGCTTGGGTGAATGGCGACATAGCGTATGCTTCCTGGCCAATCAAAGCTCCAGTGGTTCCGCCAATTCCTAGCAAATCCTGTAGGCTTCTAGAAAATAGTCCGGCATCTTCCGATGCAACATCAGTTACTTCACCCGCAAAGGCCGCAGTATCCATTAGCCTATTCCCAAATCTTGCCCTAGCTTGCTGCTGAACGTCTTGTAGCTGGCGTCCAGACAAACCTTTTTCTAGGCGTTCCCGAGCGGCTCCAAAAGCACTCTGCAAACCTGGAAGCACTGTCTCCCTCACTTGGGTGAGAGCTTCCATGGGAGCCGTTCCGGCAGCAGTGATATCTGCATATGTCGCATCTGGACCCAGTCCAAACACGTCACCCAATGCTCCCCGCTGTTGCCTCGATGCTTCTTGGGCAATGTCGAAAGCACTGATATCCTCGCCTTCCATGCCCAAAACTTGTTGGGCGTATGCTGTTTGGCCTGCACCAGTGACATCTGCCATCTGTTGGGCATATTCTGCACCCATTCCCTCGGGTCCGCCATACATATTGAAGAAGTTTTGTAGCTCCTTTAGTGTGCCGGGCGTGTCGCCCGTGGCCATAGCGGACGGTATAATCCTACCCATCGGGTCTAAAGTGTATGTTGGCGTGGTGTCTGTTGTAGTTGTTTCGTCCATATCATCGTTTCCTGGTAAAATTGCTGGTACTGTAGTTTCTTCGTCATCGTCTCCTGTCAGTGTGACTGCTGCACCCCCTGCTAAAAATGGCCCCACGGGGAAAGATACGTTAGGTCCTATGCGGAAGCTGCCTCCTCGGCCTGGGGTAAAAATGCCGCTGGATCCTAGATATCTACCTCTGCTTGGGTTGGTTCCGTAAACAGTGTCTGGATATTCGGGGGTACTATCAGTTACGGAATATCCGCCATCACCGTCATCTCCAATCAATAAACTATCGTCTGTACCAGTTAGGATGTCCTGTTCCAGTTGGGAGTAGTCTATTCCAAAATCTTCGTAGGGACGGTTGATATAATCATAAATCCAGTCTGGAGTATCGGCGGCATCAATTTGAAGAGGGTCCAACTCAAAGACTTGGTCGGAAGCCAAATCCAAGTCATCGTAGTATTCGTCTTCTTCGTTTGGGCCTATGTCCGTTGCCATATTCTTATCCTTCCAATGCAACCACTCTAGCTTCCAAAGCCTCTATCTTAGCTACAGCTTCTTGCAATGCTGCTGTCAGGAGTGGTACTAGTTTAGATTGGTCAATGCCTTGGTATTCAGGTTTTCCATCTTCGTCTACGGCATCTTTCTCACCGCATACGGCCTCTGGCACAAATGGACTCACTTCATGTGCAAAAAATCCATCAACTATAGTGTTTGGATCTCTAATAAAGTTAAACCGATATGGCTTAAGTTCCTTTAGCCGACTAATGCCATCTGTAAGATCTACAACATTTTCTTTTGCGCGATAGTCAGAAGTGCTGTTAAGGGCTACTGTGCTAGTCGTAATGGTAATATTGCCAACTTTAGTTGAGACCACCGGACTTCCACCCACATTTCCATCCGTGTTATGGAAAACTGCAACTTCGTCGGTTGAACTAGTTCCTACAGACGTACCGAGGGCCAAAGAGTATTGATTATCACGACCCAAGTACAATGTACTTCCATTGGCCCCGGCATCTTCAAGTTGCGCTCCAAAGGTATCTTTATGATAGCCTGGAAAATATGATGCGGTGCCTGAGATATTTTGATTAATAGTGCCATCAAAGGTAGCGTTACCAGTTACTCGAGCAGTCCCATTAACATCTAGCTTATAAGAAGGCGTCGAATCGTTGATGCCCACATTGCCAGAAGCGTCAATGCGTACACGCTCTGTAGTACCTGTATCAAATATCAATTCACTAGCATCGGTAGAAATGCTTGCAGACGTTGATCCACTTTCGCGAAATCTTAGGCGAGGTGTATCAGTGGTGTCGGTGTCATTAATGACAATCTCGGCACCAACTCCAGCTACAACTAATGCTTTGTCGGCATTCGTAGTACCTATCCCAACATATCCATCGTGATCAATAGTTAAATCAGTTTGGCCTGCTCTACCAATTCTAAAAAAACCATTAGTATCGCTATCTAAGCGCCAAAAGTCATATGATCCGTCTGCGTCAGCGTGATTGTACAGCCTTATTTCTCCACCCTCCGCAGCCGAGTTTACTCCGCCAAATACGTTAATAGAACCAGCAGTTGTGTTATCAATACCAATATTCAATCCAGCAGTGATAGTTCCAGCACCTACTACATCTAGTGCTACGGCAGGAGATGCCGTGCCGATTCCTATTCTAGCTGCACCACCTAATATTAAGTCGTCTTGAGATTCGTCCCACAGCATGTAGGCCCCACTGGTTGCACCAAAAAACTTAACATCGTAACCGGTGTCGTTTACGCCTACAGTGAGCGTTGAGTCCAGTTGAACGGCACCATCAATGTCTACAGCGTCAAGGTTTGTGGTTCCGTCTACGTCTATATCTCCAGATACATCCAAAGAACCAGCATCTAGCTCTCCCGTAAGCGTTATATTACGGAAGCTGGCTATATCCTTGTTGCTATCTACAACTATGCCCTTGCTTGCCGTTACCGTTCCAGCAGTTACGCCATCAAGAACATTTAATTCAGCAGCAGTTGTCGTTACTGCTGTACCACCTATAAGCAGTTTGTCTTTTACAATATCAACAGTAGCACCACCAGCGGTCAACAACTTATCTGCACTAGCATCAAACTGAATGTACGCTCCAGAGGTGTCTCCGAAAAACTTAACATCATGTCCAGTGTCATCTACACCAACAGTGACTGTGCCATCAATCTGAACGTTGCCATCAATATCAACTGCATCCAAGTTAATTGTGCCATCTACATCCACATCCCCCGATATATCGAGATTGGTAAATACTGAGGTCCCTACAGCCGTAATCTTATCATTAAAGGTAGCAGCTCCGGCGGCTGACATATCAAGCGTAAGCGCCGTGATTGTGGAGCCGCCATCATTACCAGTGAAGATGATGTCAGCGTCGGATGTATTAGCGTGAATGGTAAAATCCCCGCCAAGAACATCTAGTTCTGGGGTAGCATCCGTATTAAAAATAAACCGTTCTGTCCCAGCATCCTTTATTCTAATTTGCGCGCCATCGGCGTCCAGTATAATGTCGCCGGACGAGTCTATGGTAACATCCGTACCATCATTAGTAATTGTGTCTAATGCAATGGAGCCAACGTTGGTAATGTCGTTGTCATTGAAGGATGTTGTCCCCAAGCTAATGGTGCCAGTGGCCGTCAGGTTGGATGAACCAATATCTATATTGCCAGCCACCTTTAATTGACCGCTGCCATTAAGTTGAACACCTCCACCAGTTTCAACCGCTCCTGCTGCAAATGTTGCATTATCAACTAAGTTATCTAGCTTTGTTGCTGTTATTTGTTCGCCGTCGGCGAAATCTTGTCCTTTAACTAATATAGCCATTATTCTGCTTTTGCTGGGTTTCTAAATGTTCTAGCTCCTGCTACTTTCAGGGATCTAAATTTTGGTCTTCCAAATGTGGTGTCTAATGTAAATTGTAATCCGTATGCTCTTTTATTTCCTATCCGTCCTCGGATTGAATAATCCTCTCCTTCAGCCAATTGGTTGCCACCATTAAAACTTGCCAGTGTTCCTAAAGAAACATTGCTATCAACATTCTCTGTTTCGACAGACAGGTTTCCATTACTTTCTAGTCCTGGTTCGGACTCTATGTGCAACTCAAAATTGTTCCACTTTTTTCTTCCTATCGAGTTTAGGGTAAACATCCTGGTTACTGCCGAAGATACAACACGCTGCGATTTTGACGTGTCTCCCACTTGGGTAACAAATACGTCATTGCCCCCGGTGCCACCCTCTACCTTGTGAACTCCGCCATTCCGATTGATAGCGTAAACTCCTCTGTCTGCACCCTTTCCTGCCACGATTAGGTTGGTAAAGTCCCAGGCAGAATCATTGATAGAGTCTATTGATTCCCAGGCTTTGTTGATAAAATTGTATATTAAAATTGTGTTGTTTGTTTGGCTGGCAACCCTGTTCCCCTGATCATCTATAAAAAATGTAGGTACTGCTATAAAATATCTGTTATCAAAATATACAGCTACAGCATTCTCGGCATAGTCTTTATTTATGTCTTCAACGGTAGCTTGGATGGTGGCTGATAACGGAAGATCTCTTCCACGCAAATTGTACAGGTCTTGGAAATCGACACCGTAAATGCCATTGTCGGAGAGGAAGATGAGGTTGTTTGCTACTTGGACAATGCTCTTGCGGGCCAAGCACCCCACCTCATCGGTAATCAGTGTGCTTCTTGCCTCTTTCAACTTTAGGCTATTGTCAACTAGGTGTATGCTGTTTCGGTTAAATACCACTAGTTTATCTTCCGAAAATGAATGAAGCCCTACAATAAAATCAGATGTTCCTGCATTTAGCCTAAATTGCCCGTACATGTAATCATAAGTAGAGTCGTCCAGTATCTGAGAAAAGATAAGCTCGTCGTGTACATTGCGATCGGTGATCGTTGTACCGCTCGTATCTTCGCTCATCTCATACCTGAATGGAACCACTATTCTCTTCTGGTGGTATGCACCAAATGGAGGTGCTGGCATATGCGTATACCCGGCACCCTCAGAAGCTTGTTCTACAAAGATTGGAGTGGATGTCAGTGTGTCTTTTGACGTTGAACCTGTTGTACCTTCGGTTGGCACCGAGAATGTAAAACCTTTTTTAATTGCTACGGTGGGAGACCCGCTGGGAGATTGACTGCTTAGTGTTCCAGATATATACACTGCAAAGGTA